CTACTGGGAGATGTCCTTTCAATATGTATTTTCCACTTGTTTTCATATTTCCTCCTGCTCAACTTCTATTTATTTCTCTAGTAAATTACTATTTTCGTAGATGTTGCCTATGACTTTATAGTTCATATTTGTATTACAGAGCCATATATCATCTTTTGTCCCCCAGCATCCCTCCTTTTCTATCCAACATATTTCATGAAAAGTGTTAGGGTTGGTTGGTTCCTCCATCCATTCAATAATATCCCCCTCATATATTTCCTTACCGTTTTTATCTTTGAGGCCGGTAAATTGCATGATTACAGTGTTTTCGAAATCGCTCGTATAGTATCCCTTACCATCTGCGTTACGCAAATCAACGCCGTTGGTAAAATCCCAAAGTTCAACTCTTGACATGACTTTTGTCTTTGTATCCCATGCACGAAAGCGTATATCACGCATGGATAGCCCTCCTTTGATTAAACATTTTCTTTGGATATATACTGATTTTGCCGTATATCAGAATTGTTAGGGCAATATATAAGCGTTCTCGTATATTTAACGCCCTCCAATCATGGGTAACATGATCATCATAAAAGTAGTTTTTTAAGCTTTTTATTTTCCTCATATTTCCTTCTGTTCAATTTCTATCATGCCTCCATAGGTAGGTGCCCAAATCTTACTGGCACAAAGCTTGCTGATATGTGCGTCACTCGTCAGTAGCGCGTCAAGAAAGGATTTTATTAGGTTATCTATGTCGGGAACCTGTGTGTGTGGCTTCCACAACATAAACACCTTTTTCTTTTTACTCCAGCTTTCCGGCATGGGAATATGAAAGGTGATACATAAGTTGTCTTTTGGGACAAATTCTCGCTCTGCTGCACTCGCCTTGAGGGCATTAGCAAATACAAAATAACGGTCAACCGAGGGGCGGTGTGCCCACTTGTCAGATTGCGTCATTCTGGGTTTTGGCACAGGTATTATGTTAAATGTGTATTTCATAAATCAAGTCTGATGAGGCGGCCAATTCTTAATGTCCTCTTTTCTTCTCATACAGTCATTCCATCCTCGCTCATACTCTCGCTCAAGAGCCTTTTTATGCGCCCTCTTGAGGCGTTTTATCTCAAGTAGTAGTTGAGCTTTAGTTACCATATATGAAGTGTTTAACTATCCATGCTGTGCCTAAAAATAACCAAGGCCATACAAGACCAACAATTACTTTTGCCACTTTTTGTGATGTTGTTTCTTCTTTATCTTCTTTAGTAGCGGTATAGTTACTTAGTGATCTAAAAACTATCATTACTCCTATAGCCTGTACAACAGAGAGGCTCGGTAGATTAAATACAGGAAGAATAAACCAAGACCAAAGAATAGACAGAACATAACCATAAGAAAACCAAGAGTAAATTGCCAATCCCATAAGGCCTAATAAGATTGCTAGTACAACACCAATAACCGCAAGTATTTCTATCATTTTTTCTTATACTCCCTTTTTCCTATATTCTCTAAACGTTTTTTACCCTCCCCAAAACCTTTCAATGAAGACTCATACTTAGCTTGTTCAATGTCCCCCTCGGTAAGCCATTTGAATATGATCCAACTGGTAAAGGCTCCTGCAAAATACACTAAAAGATAAATTAGTAGTTTTGTCATATTTTGTAGTTTCTAAAGTTTAATAACACTTGGCTCTCTGTCATTTTCGGCCAATCGGCAATAATTTTCCGCAGTACTCCTGTTTTTGTTGTTTTATGTACTCTTTCTACGCTTGTTGCCAGCTCCAATCCGTCCATTTCAGGAGAACTACTATCAAAATCAAACAAGTCTGGTATCCTGTTCATTGTTTTTTTGCCTCCTTCCATCCTTTACCATTACAGAACAGCTTTTTACCCTCTACCCAATCGGAATGAAAGTAAAATTCTCCACCGTTTTTATTCGTTCTTCGCTCCATTTTAACGTCATGTAACGGGCATACATCTTCCTTCTCCTCTTTTGGCATGAATAAGTCTGCTTCTCCAACAAACGGCTTTATAGGTTCTTTTGGCACGTCAACGACAGTAGGGCTTTTTATTTCCTCTTTTCTTACGGTAACCTCTTGAACAGTTTTGCCCTCATTTGCCCATTTAATCAGTGCCTCACCTGTTTCTTTACCGATAACAAATTGTGGCTTATCCATAAATACGCCCGTGCGGTCTTTGCTTGCCGTTGCGTTATGTTTAATATCAAGATCAAACACAAGAGTAAACTCATAATCAACGCCCTCGCGTGTGATTGCCTTTAGTCCTATTTTTTCAGGAACTTGCTTGCCGTTTCGTTCCTGTAATACATAGTCGGACTTGGTACGTAGTGTTGCTATCATATGTAGCGGTGTTTGTAGTATCTTTTGAATAAACGCGTTGTGGCGTGGTGTGAGCTTTCCCCAGTTAGTGAAGCTGTTACCTGTCATGCTTTGATGAATGTCAAGGATACCACCAACGCCGTCCCATTCATGGGTAATACTGTCAATAATGATAAGCTCAAAACCAGCCGCTTGCGCGCTATCTATTGCCTCTATGTATCGTTCCGGAGAAAATGGCTGTGTTAGACTAATAACAGAAAACTTACCCAAATGATCGTATAAGTCAGCGCTTCCGTTTTCTGTGTCTATAATACATACTTTATTTAGCGGTACAATTCCGCTTGCAAGTAACAATGCGGAGTATGTTTTACCCGAACCCGCCGTTCCTTCAAGAGCTAATTTTAACTTTGTTTTTTGCTTAGTAGCAGTGTGTATTTGAAATGTCATGCTTTTATTATACCATTAAACTGTTAATATGTCTAGTCATTATCATTCTCTCCAAACCCAAAAAACGAATACTCCTAATAGTATAAATGCTAAAAAAAATAGTATTGATTCCATCTACTACATATATAAACTTAATAATTATTGTCTACGAGGCAACTTTAGCTCAACACGCAATAACCTTGCAAATACCTTTGCCTGTTCATGATTATTTTTGATAATAGCCTCTCGCAACTTTTCTACTTGTTCTAATCTTTTTTCCTGTTTCATATTTACTCAATTATACAAACTTGAGTTGTAGTAAAAAAATTCATAATCTCTTTTTAAAAGTTAGTGCTTCAACTTTCATCTGTTTAAGCTCATCAATAAAAAAATCTTTTGTAGCTCTTTCCAATTTTTCACCACTGTCAATAAATCGTATTAACTGTTCTATTTCTCTTGCAGTCAAAATGGTACTTACTAACCGTAATTTTCTCATAGCCATAGTTGTATTTTTAACTATTAAAAAGGAATGTTACTGAAAACAAGCCGTTTAATTTGAGCCTCTTTTTTACCTATCCATCGTTCTATTGCCCGTCTATTATCTTTATGGCTAATAAACTGCTTCCGCGCACTCTTTAATGCCGCAAGCTCCGCATGAAGTCCCGCCAGTTTTACCGTATACTTAAGTGTTCCCATATATGTATTAACTATTAATAAAAGTTATATTGAGCGTAACCTGTCTTTTCACAATCACTTTTTAGTTTTGACAATACTCCTTTATAGTATTCTCTATCCTCAATAGATATATCTTTTTCCAATTGTAGAGCTTTTTCTACCTCTAAAACATTCTCGTAGCTTATTTCAGCTAGTCCTACTCCATCATCGTTAAGCCCATTGATGACAAGTTTATTTACCAACCAATCATCATGCCAAAAATTGAATGTAGGTTCTGTTTCTTCAATTATTTCTATTATTCTATAGGCTCGTACTGACATATATATATAATTTAATTTTTAATTACCGTCTTTATTTGTGCAACCACATCTTCCGTCATCATCCTCAGGCTTTCCACAAATCTTACAAATCCTATTTTGTGTTTTCATATAGGTATATAATTTATAATATAATTGCTTTTGGCTTTTCTGTTATTGTTTTACCTGCTATAAATCCATATTCTGTGCCGGTATCAAAAGCGCGTACCTTATCTTGCTTTATAGAAAAGCCACTGGGAATACCCACCATATGCAGCACAACGCTGGTTGCCTCACTTAGATTTACCGCAAAGATGATAAGACTTCCTTTTCTGCCCTCTTTTGTGAAAGTTACTTTATATTGTTTCATCTTGTGCTATTTAACTAAACTTTCTAAATAATTATTAACATTTTGATAGTGTATCTCTGTCGGGTGCAAGTCTTCAATGGCTTGATATGTATCAATATCCATTTTGTCTGCTAAATCAAACTTATAGCCACCGTCATAGTTACTCTTAAACCAATCCCGCAGTTTTTTCTTTTGTGTTACTGTTAGTGTTCTCATATATATTTTATTTAATTGTTAAAATAAATACCTAACCCTTTAATTTTTGCTTCATCTGGTAAATACAAACTACTACCGCCATAGCTGTTACGCTTAAGTATCTCAAGGTATATAGGCTTCCAACCTGTACTCTTACCTATATAGCAACGTGTCTTTGTACCGTCTTTATAGGTTATCTCCACTCGTTCCTTTGATTCATAAAATGGTGTAGCACGTTGTATAAGGCTTGTATTGTCTATCAATCTTAATGTACCACTACATTTGACTTCTCTGTTTATAACCGCATGACTTCCACACGTTTTGCACCCTATCCATATCGTGGCTTTACATGGCTGTTCTGTTTCGTACCATGTTTTTAGTCCGCACCTATCGCATATTGTTTTATATTCGCTTTTTGTCATATATTTATATGTAATTTATAAGCTATCGTAATAACTATCTAGTTTTTCCCATGAATACCCACATCTAATCAATGATTGTAGAGACTGATTACAGATAATAGTCTTGGTACTACTACATATAATGTCTTTTACTTGAAGCGGTGTGTAGTAATTTCCTTGCTCATCAACGATAGTGTGATCTTTACTGTTACAGAGTAATGTTATTTCGCTCATATTATCGGTAGTTAAACTGATAACTGGATACCTTGCATTCACGCTCAATCCTCTTGATTGTTTCCCATGGGCTGTCATTATGGAAATTTAGCCCCATTTCAACTGATATAATGTGCTTGTATTCGGGAGTGTTCCTGCGGTCAAGCTCCGCCTGTACCTCTGCCCTCGTTGGGGCACTCCTTAGTTTGCGTTTATCTTTACTCATAAGTCGTTGGTATATAAATTGATAATCTTGTTTAACTTACCATTCACCATGCGTACATACTATTTCATTGCAACGGTGTGGTACATGCGCTTGCTCGCTCTTTTGCGCATAGTACCTTTTTTGCCAGCCATCGCGTGGCTTACTTCCTGCTATCAACTCTTTACAGCGAGGGCAATTAGTATCATAGTGAGAAAAGACCCTTGCACAATCCTGATTGTGTTTAGTATTTGTATTCATATAAGGTAGTATACACTATATATTGATCAATGTCAATAGTAAATATTGTACTTAATATGTTAGATGTGCTATTATATGAGGTATGCCGTCACCAAACTTTACTGCCATCAATCCTCATGGGCTTACCTATAAACAGGAAGCAACAATTGCTCTTGCCACCAATACCATAAAACAGGGTAAGCCATTAAATATGATAGATATACATAAGAAGGTATATAGCGTTGAGAATAAAGCTAATGCCGCAAGCATTTCATGGCAAAACTCTAATAGGCTCAACTATAGAGAGGCGTTCATAGAGCGTATGGAGGAGCTAAATATAGTAGGTAAAAACGGAAAATTAGAGAAAGTTATGCAACAAGGCCTTGATTCTACTAAGGTGTATAATAAACATGGTGATCAAACTGCTGATTATGCAACTAGATTATCCTACGCTCAAGAGTTGCACAAGATCATAGGGGCTTATGCACCAACCCAAACACAACAGTCTGCTGTGAACGTTAATCTTGATGTATCACCTGAAGACTTAGATACCCGTATAGACTCACTGACGGAAGAACTCATGGAGTAAGAGCCATACAACAATCTTTAAGCGATACAAACAACACTTGTAGTCTGCATATATCATCATATCTTTACTGCTAAAAGCCTTATAGTATATGCTATCATACCTTATAGGCAAGTAAGAGAATTATTGTATGACCAGCTAAAGGAAATAGAGAGCTGGTCTTCTTACAGCGCGTTACGAAGCCCTATCAGGCTTCTCACTTGCTGTCGCTTTTTAACAAAGAGAGGTGAGGCAAGCACATTCCAATCATTGTCATCATATATCAGTATGAGGCTTTCCAACAGTCTCAAACACTCAAAAGGTATGGGGGGAGGGAGTGCAGTTGTGCTTTAGGATGTCAAATTTGGATTTAACCCCCAAAATATACGCTCTATATTTTTTTACCAAACTTTCTTGGCAGACAGCTTATCAGAGTGCTAACAGCAATATATTCTTCCTAAAAGGAGACAAGGAATCCCCTCTTACAATAATCTATGTTTAGATTACGTTGTTGTAATGCTCTTTCTCATTTACTTAAGACTAGGTATGCCCCCTTATATTGTTTGATAGGATGCAGCCACCTGCGTTATTTCAGCAGTGCCTTGCAAGAGCGTAGTTGAAAGATTACTCTCTCAACGGGATAGGTTGCCTGTGTTATCCCTTTAGCTCTCCCCCTGTTGTTATCTCCCTTTCCAGGGTTTGACAAAAACGGCATTGGCGTATTTTGGTAAATACGTACACGATCTGGTTGCTTGCCCCACGGTGGGACAGCCCCGTTCATCTTGGGTGATTTCTCCTCCCGCCAGCTATACCTTGCCTGTAAATGAGCATCCCTACTCTTATAGCTCTCGGTTGGCAAGCTATAAAAACGTTTCAGTTGTCACTACCCAAGTTTTTCTTTCTTGAGTACGACTCGATAATAAACAAAGACAAGTTGAGGCAAGAAGTAATAGAACGGAGTTTTTGTGGTAAAAATTCGGCGGATATTTGCATACCTATACTATTACTATATTTCTTTGAAAATAAAAACCGCATATTTCCCGCATAACTATAGGATTACTTATAATTTTATTTGCGGGAATTAAATAGGCGTATGTAAGTAACAATTCCCGCATATTTCCCGCATTATTTCCGCATACAATAGGTCTTATTTATATCTTGTAGCGGAGAAAATTCAAGAACAAATAAATAAACTACGTAATGATTTTTTCTTCAATGAATATAGGATCACCCACTTTATAAAGCTTAACAACAATCATAAATTTATTCTTCGAATATGGTTCGTGATATAGATGCAACTCATAAAGCGAATCGGGAGCTGGAGTAAACTCTGTCCAACGAGGGAACGGCTTATCTCCCTTAATTCTCTCACAATAAATCTCAAAGACAGGCGCATACCCCAATCTATGCTTAATTACTTTTTTTATCATCCTTTTTACGGGAGTCTGTATTCCTATTCCTAATTCTATTTTTTCCATCTGCGACTGTTCTAATTTACAACCTCTTTTTTCAAGATCAGCTCATCTTCATCAGATTCCCTATGAGTGTCCGATGATATTACTGCGTCACCCTTCTCAACAATTTCCTCCCATTCTTTCTGTATCTTTTTATTACTATATCCGTAGAAGGTCATTTCAAACAGACAGTAGGCTATTGCTCGTCTCTGCTCCATGACGATATTAGTTTCAATGGCCATTCCCAACCACTCATTCCACGGAGCAAAGACTATGCTCCATACCTCATTCTTCACGTTTCTACCCAGAACCTCAATATACTTCTCCCTCTCAGTATCAATCCCATAAACCAACACAATTTTCATAGGGGTTTTTGGTAGTGGTTCAGTCTTTCTCAGCTCGTTCAGAGCCTCATAGTACCCCTCACGGTTTTCTTCCTCGTCAGGGTACAACAAAACAAGCTCATTCACAATCTCCCTATTGCTATAGAGATTAAGTAGCTCATGTAGTTTTGGTCTTCTTTTCATTTTTCTTAAATATTTGTAATATACTTGATTTTTTTGGATATTTTCCCCATATCTTTTGTAACCAATGTTTCATAAGCAATAGTCTCATTTCAAGATCGTTTAATTTTTTCACAGTCTATATAAATGTTTTCATCTTTTCTTTTTTCTATTCATAACTTCAAGCATATATAAAACTTCCATTAAGTCAGTCCATATACTCCAAAAAACGTTTTTAGTGATGTAATAAAGTAGAACAAAAGGAGCTAGTGGTAATATCCAACATTCATAGGCATCTCTATTCGATTGCCTAATTACCGGAAAATAGAATAAGGGTAATTTTTCGCCTTCATTTAGTGATCGTAGTAAGGTTCCTGATATATATTTTTTCATTTTAGTGTAACCAATCGTGGTTTTTTTAACTTCTGTTTATAATGAGCCTCATAATACGCCTTAGCCTCATCCTCATCATATAGATTCAAAAATTTAGTTCTATGAATAGGGTGGTGGGTTCGGGTTGAGTGTATCTTCTCTTTAGTTCCCCAATCACAGATTTTACTGTAATGGATTCCCAATGAAGTTGCAATCTCACGTGCCGGTTTTAGTGCCATTTGAGTGCATTGACTGATATTTTTTGTTTATAGAGCGATATTGGGATTCTATCCGTTTGGCTCTCCAAGCAGGATTGGTAGCCCAATTATGTTTCTGGTAACAGGGACTACACATACCTCCTATACGTTTTCCTACAACGGTTGGTTTTTTACAAAGACTACACAGAGGGGGGTACAGTATGTGTCGTATGGTTTTTCTCAAATGCGGATTTCTTGTTACGATATAGCTCTTGCATGAATGACATAATCCACCCTTACCTCCTTTGAGTTTTTTTCCATCCATCAACCGATGACATTCACGACAAATTTTATTGAGCCATTGAGAAGTGTCGTAATGTTTTTTTACTGAAAATAGGGTGTCCCAATTTCTAATTGATTGTTCAACTGCCTGTCTTGATACCCCATACCAGTTTGCGACTGCCTTAAAAGTCCCCAGCTCTTTATATTTAGCCGCATACATTTTTCCCTTTTTCTGGTTCTTCATATATATTCAAGTATATCAAATTTTGTCCCTATTGTCAAGACATTGTTTTTCTGTCTTGTTGCTTTTGGCTCATTGTACGGATATACTTCAACCTTATGAGGATAGTATCCATACGGGAATTTAACAAACATATGTATGACCATATTGATGATCTGCCTCTGGCGGTTGTGAATAAGAATACAAAGCGTATACTGTTTGTCGTGGCTCGTCCAACGAGGGAAATACAAAAACAAGTTGGTTCTATCGTTATACGTGATAAGCGTAGAATTAGTCCGTTATAATAATTATTAAGTTTGAAAAGGAACTATATGCTGTATAAACCAAAAATGGTTCGCAATCCCACCTCTCGTAAAATAGAAGTTATGTGTGATGGTCAAATTGAGATATTTGAACCAGGCGAATCAAAGCCTCTTGAGGGATTTTTTGCTTTCCATGTGCTTAATCAGGTCAACTGTGGTTTAGTTGAAGATACGGGTGAGGAAAAATCCAATTTAACCTCCACCAACTATGAAATCAGTATGAAACCAGATAATACCCCTCTCAATGTAAGCCCTAATTCTCAATCAGAAATTAATTTAAATGAGATGGGATGGGCTGATTTGCGCCGTTATGCTTCACAAAAAGGTGTTAATTGGAAGCCTGGCATGAAGCGTGATGAAGTAATGGCGCTACTTGAGGCAAAAATGAATGAATGAAACGCTTGATAGGGCAAAAATAGAACAATACAAGAACCTTCTTGCTCAAAAAAAGCAACGGGGGAATTCTGATCTGTATTTTTTTAACAAATATATCGTTGAAACTAACCCTGAGCGGAGAAATTTTATCGTTCCCCATGTTCATAAAGAATGGTCTGATTGGTTTAGGACGTCAGGTAAGCGTATAAAACTTATTCTTGTGCCCCGACATCACTTTAAATCGAGCTTCTTCACGGTAGGGTACAGCTTGCAACGTATTGCTCAAAACCGGAATGAACGTATCTTGATTGCCAATGCAACGCTGGGTAATGCTACGCGCTTCCTTGGTGAAATTAAAAATCATATTCAAGGAAACGAAACCTATAAGACACTGTACGGGGATATGTATAGCAAAAACCTTAAATGGAATGAGGAGGAGATTGAGGTGACAAAACGCTCTCCTGGAATTCGTGAGCCAACCATATCGGCTATCGGTGTGGGAGGAAATCTTGTTTCCCAGCATTACTCGCTTATCATCGGAGATGATCTTGTTAATGATGTAAATTCGGCTACCAGGCTACAGGCTGATAAAGTTATTGACTGGTGGAAAAAAAGCTTTTCCTTGCTCGATCCAAACGGAATAATGCTTCTCATAGGGACGCGTTGGAGCAACTACGAGCTCTATTCCTATATTCTTGACACCATGCCCGATCAGGTTGATGTATTTATAAGATCGGCTCATAATCCTGATGGGTCACTTTATTTCCCAGAATTGTTTAACGAAGAAAAATTGGTTGAGCTTAAAAAACTGCATGGAAGCTATATCTACTCCTGCTTCTATGATAATAATCCCATAGATGAGGATAAGGCAATTGTAAAACAAAGTCAGATTGTTTACTATGGAGATGAACTTAAAACAGACCAAGAGGTACGTGATTACGCACAAAAGAAAGGACTTGCCATTTTCTGTGTATGTGACCCTGCCGTTTCACAAAAAACGACTTCTGACTATTCTACCTTTAATGTTGTGGGAATAGACAATGATAGTAATTGGTATATTCTGAAGATTATTAGAGAAAAACATACCGTTTATCAGCTCATTGAGCAACTTTTTCAGATTAAAGAGTTCTGGAATCCTATTACTATGGGTATTGAGGTTATTGGGTTGGCTCAAGGTATACTTGCACCCATTCATCAGGCTGAAATTGAGCGTGGAAAGTTTCTTCCTCTAGTAGAAATTAAAGTACGTCCGCAAATCACTAAAGAAATGCGTATTAGGAGTGTGCTCCAACCTCGTTTTGAGCAAGGAAAGATATTGTCCCGCCGTGATATGGTAGATTTTGAGGAGGAAATACTGCGTTTTCCTAAAAGTAAGCACGATGATATAATAGACCCCCTCACAGATTTAGAGACTATTGGCTTTCCTCCTGACAAACAGCAGAATCAAGCTCCAACATCAGAGAACAAAATACAGAAACATCTGTTACAATTATCAAATAGGGGTGAAGAAGAAGCTGATCCCGTGATGGGAGAGTTTTATTAAGCAAATATGGAACTAATAGTTATTTCAATTATATTATCTCTTGTAATTTTTTTACTACTTGCCTATAGTGTGTATAAGGACAGAGAGTTTAAGGCAGAACGCCACGATCTGTTACTTAAAATTATGGCAAAAAATATGGCCGAATATGAACGGGTAAAAGTAATTGAAACACCCCCTAAAGAACATAAAAAAAGTCAAGAATTAGACGATCCTTATGTTCCCACTGATGAAGTACCCCTAGATATACTACTTAACGCAAAAGATATTACATGATTACTATAGGACGAAAGCTCTGGAAAAACCTTGAGGATGATGAAAAGATAGCTCATTGTGAAAAGCTATTTGAAGAAGCTAAAGGAGCACGGCAACGCTATGATCTTGAGTGGTACATGAACTATATGTTCTTGGATGGGAACCACTATACTTACTATAATACGACAACTAACACTATTGAACAGAAACCAAGAAGAAAAAGCGAAGTTCGGTTGGTTATAAATAAAATACGGTCAAGTATTCGTGCCATTCAGAACTATTCAACCCGTTTTAACCCAAAATGGGAAGTAATGCCAGGAGATGAGGATAAAGAGACCCTGACAAACGCTCGTAGATCAGGAAAATTACTTGATTATATTTACCGGACACTTCACTTAGAGGTTTTTATCCAAAGTATTGTTGATTCTGTCCTTAATACGTCAGTAGCGTTTGCTGAAATTGATTGGAATGATACTGACGAAGGAGGGCGTGGTCAGGTAAAAATATTTGACCATGATAGTTTTGACATTTCCATTGATCCACGCTCGATAATTTATAAAGCCCGTATTCAGGGACGTTTTATAGCAAAAGCCATTTCCAAAGAGCTTGATGACATAAAGTCTGATGAACGATATGATGAGAAAGCAAGAAAACAGGTTAAATCAGACTCAGAAATAGCTACATCACAATATAAAACCCGCCTTATTGAAAAACGCGAAGGTGGAACTTCAATGGGGTCTAAGAATAAGGCAACGGTAAAGGAATTTCAACTCTGGGATTATGAGGGAAACGAAGAAGGTGGAAATATCCAATTGTTTACCTATGCGGGAGGTAAAGTTTTGCGCGATGAGGCGCTTCCGTTGAAAGAATACAACATTTATGTGTTTCAGGTTCCGCAAGACACCAAGCGGGTATATCATCGGTCATGGACGGCTGATGCGGTTCCTCTTAATAAGGCTCTTGACCGTATTGAAAGTCAAAAGGTGATGTATGTTAATCAAGCGTTGCGTTATCGCATTATCGCCGAGAAAGGAAGTGGGGTAGAGGAAATTGATAACACCGATGGAAGCATACTTGAGGTTAATGTTGGCCGCACCTTTAAACAAATGGAGATGTACCCTTATCCTTCTGCTGCTGATAATTTAACGAATGAAATGTCTGGGTTTATTGATAGTATTCTAGGGGCAAATGATGCCAGTCTTGGCCGTATGCCTGTAGGTGCTCGTTCTGGTAAGGTGTTAGAGGCACTACAGGCTGCTGATGCAAACAATCTTGCTAATATCCGCCTTGCGCTAGAGTCATTTCTTTCAGTTATTGGATCAAAAATATTGGATGTTATTGCAGAAAAATACCAGAGTTCGCGGGTATACAAGCTTACTGAAGCAGAGGATGGTCAAGAATATGGACGTTTTATTGGTTCAGGTGCAGAAGATGAGGCAAAGCGTAAAGATGCCACTGTTATTAACAAAGATAATGAGGTTATCGTAAAAATAGGATCGTGGCTCGGTCATACGGTTGAAGCTCGAAGGGAAACATTGATTGACCTTGCTACACAAGGATTTATTCCCCGTGAGGAAGTGTTACGTCAGTTTGAATTTCCTAATGTCGCTGATTTATCAGAAAAGGCACGAGTTGAACGTAATGAGTCTGATGCTATGAAAGCAAATATTGCAGGACGTGGCAAGCAACAGGGTCAGTTACAAGCACCAACTAAACCAGAAGGACAAACTGATCCTATGATTGAGATGGCTGACGAAGAAAATACCCTTATGATGAATGGACAGCAATTACCTCCCACAGAAGGGGCTACTCCTGAACATACTCAAGCTCATATTGATTTCGTACAATCTCAATATTTTACTCAAAGTGGTAACGATGGAATAGCACAAATATTTATTGCCCATATAAAGGGGGAACAGCAATTGCAAGGGGCTACTCCTACAGGCAATGGAATGATTTGACAAATTGAAGTCTTGTTATATAGTATAGTTATAGGAATAAGTTGACTAAGCCTGAAAGGGCAGTCAGAAAGAGTTAAAAAGTTACATGGTAGTGGCACAAGACCAAGCCAACGGTACGCAGGACACTAAATCCACTCAAGGCGTGGATAATCAGGATAGTGCGGATCAAGGACAGTCAAACGGAGCCAATGGTGAATCGGGAGGTGATACGCCTAAGCTGTTCAAAATGCCTGATGGCAGGGAAATGTCAGCAGACGATCTGTATAAAGAACATACAGAAAAATTACTTCCAGAATTTACTAGGCGTTCTCAAAAGCTCAAAGAATTTGAGCGTAAAGAGAGCGAGGCGAAACAGCAAGCAGGAGATGCTGCTCGTAAACAGGTTGAAGATAATGACCTGTTAAAAAATGTTTCACCTGATGTAAAGGAAGCGATTATGAAGATTGTAGAGCCTCAAATAAAACAGGCGCTACAGGCAAAAGAACAAGAGTCGCTTCAAGTACAAAAGGAAAAAGCATTTGAAAACGAGCTAGGTGATCTTGAGAAGAAGTGGGATGGTAAAAATGGCTTGCCAAAGTTTGACAGGGCGAAGGTCATAAGCGCGATGCAAGACCCGAATAATCGTATATTTGATCCTGAATCAAAGTTCAGGCAGATGCACGAGAAAGAGTTTACAGATCATCTTATAGAAAGTGCCTTAAAAAAAGGCAAAGGAGGTCTGAAAACAGAAATGACGGGTAGTAATCAGGATAGAAAGCCTGACGCACATACGCCAAAGACTTTTAGCGAAGCAAGCTCATCATTCCTTCAACGACTCAAGAACGAATAATCCAAACATCTTCAAGTAGCGGTTTCACCAATAAAAATTAGTGTCTTAAATTAGTAATTGCTTTATAAGAAAAGGGGGTGAATATAAAAAATGGCACAAAATTTAAGTAATTTTGACGAAGCGTTAAAGATAGATTATCTTCCTGTTGTTCAAGAACAGTTAAATCATGCGACGGTTCTTTTGGATAAAATTCAACGTAACGAACGTGATGTTTCTGGCAAACAATGGCAATTAACCGCACATTATGGAAGAAATAGTGGTGTTGGTGCTGGTTCTGAAACTGGGTTGCCTACTGCTGGAAATCAATCATACCTAAACCCTTATGGTGGTGTTAAGTATAATCGTGGACGTATTCAGGTATCTGGGCCTGTAATGGCTGCATCCAAAAATGATAAGGGATCAATAGTGAGAGCTCTTGATTCCGAGATTCAGGGAGTTGTCCGCGACCTCAAGAAAGAGGTCAATTATCAGCTTCTTAATGATGGATCGGCTGTTCGCGCTCTAGTTAATGGTGATCCTGGAACAGGAACAACCCTTACGCTTGATGGCCCTGGAACAAACTATTTTTATGATGGCATGAAAGTAGACATTCTTGATCCCGCAACGGGAGACATTACCACCTCTGGTTCAGGATTAACGGTAAGTACGGTTGATTCGACAACTGAGGTTACTATGTCTGCTGCGCTGAACGCTGATGTGGCAGATAATGATTGGGTAATTGGTGCAGGGGCGAGGATTGAAGGAACAGGTGCATTGGCAACTAACACTTCATATGAAATGATGGGATTGAAAGGTATTGTAGACGATGGAACGTATGTTACTACTCTACATAACTTGTCCCGTAGTTCATATGCGTGGTGGAAATCTTCAACCTTTTCAAGTGATGATAACAGTGGAACTTTGAGGGACATGACGTTACCTCTTATTCAATCTGCTATCAGTGCGGTTGAGAAAAACGGTGGACGGGTATCTATGATTTTATCGGATGTTGATATGCGTGACGCATATGCAGCACTCGTCATAGCGGATAAGCGTTTTGTAAATACGATGACGCTTGATGGAGGATGGAAGGCGCTTGAATACTCAAGTGGAACCAACGGTTTACCGTGGATTTCTGAAGTAGACATGCCTCCCAATACGGTATTTTTCGTAGAATCAGAACGACTGTTTATTATGCAGATGGCAGACTGGAACTGGATGGATGAGGATGGAGCAATCCTTTCTCGTGTTTCAGGAAGTGACGCATATGAAGCGGTACTCTATTGGTACTCAGAATTGGCTACCGATAGACCACGTTCTCACTCGTTCTTGCGAGACGTACAGTAAGGTTTAACAGGTGAAAGAGTTTGCACCAGTACAAGCTCACGAGTATCCTCAAATCGAGGGGAAAACTGTGGGGGGCTACGAAGCCCCCATAAAGAAAAAAATGGCTTGTAATGGCGGGTTCGATTCCCGCCTTTTTCTCATGGATAAAAGTTCCATTCTCTGAAAGGAGGTGAAATAAAAAATGGCGATAAAAAACAGAAATTTAGTTTTTTCACAGGCGAATAATTCTAGTCCTGCAAGTGATAAATTTGTTCAGTTACCGAAAATTGCTAATGCAAGTTTACCTACGGCTGTTGCTGATGGTAGCTCAGGTGAGAACGAAGGAGGAATTGTATATGATGCTACTAATAACAAAGTATACTTTTCTGACGGTTCTTCATGGGCGGCAATTGATACATCGGGGACACCAGCCTATGATGATATAGCTGATCCTGATGCTAACTCAACGGTAGCCTTTGCGGGATATACGAATACATGGACATCTACTCTTAATAGTGCCGGTGGCGTATTTACTATCAGTAATACTGCTGCTGACCTTACTGCTGATGTATCACTCATTGATCTTAAATTGACCGATGACGGTGATGCAAATGGTTTCTTCTTGCGGGGTTACGACAATGCAGGGGGAGACTTAAAGTTTAGCGTAGGATTAGATGGTGCGACCACTATTGCTGGTTCTGCAACGGGAATTGCTGCTTTAACATTAACCGCAGGAGACTTAACAGTAACCTCTGGTGACGTGGATATTGCTGCTGATAACCGAAGAATTAGTTTTGGTGCGTCAGGAGATACTGATTCATACATCTATTTTGATGGATCGGGTAATCTTACCTTTTATGACTCAACCGCAGGTTCAGCTACTCTTTCTCAACTAATTGCATCAAGCCCAACGGGAGATTTCACCATCTCAGATGGTCAATTTTCGTGGACTGATGGAACGGATGAGCAGGGTGGAACGTGGACATTTGCAGGAACAACTACCGCAGATATTGCGTGGAGTTCTGCGATTACAACGGGGAAAGCGCTATCTATAACTGCTGATGCTCTAACAACGGGTTCAATGCTTTATCTTGACAGTGATGGGATAACGTCAAGTGGAAAGTATATCCAATGTTATGATGGATCGGCAAACGACTTCACAGTTGGCACAAATGGTGCAGTAGTTATTGCGGGTGTAGCCTCAACGGATGTTCTTACAGTTTCGGCTGGTGACATTCAAGTTACTGCTGGTGACATTGATGTAGACTTGGGTATTCTAACTGTTGATAATACCGCAGATGAGGGAAACTACATTAAGAGAAATAACGCTACGGGTACTGCTCCTGTTTTGGAGATTGAGGAAACTCATGCCACAGGTGGCATAGCGTTGTTGATTGATACTAAAAATACAACGGTTGCAGAATACGCGCTTGATATTACCTCAAGTGGCGCTACAGAATTGCACTTGAGTGCAAATGGAGCAGCAGGAGATGGTATTTTAGTAGATGTGACTGATGCACATACTGGTCAGATATTAAAGATAGATGCGGGCCCTTGGCTTGGAACAGCTGGGGAAGGTGCAGCGTTGGACTTTAGATCAGATAGTGCGGTAACAGCAGAGGCAGGACATGTCATGTATGTTAAGCTACAGGGAACGGGAACTGATGCTGCGGCTATAGAAGGTAAAGGACTATATATTGAGGATGAAGGAGCAACCCAAGCTGGTTCATACCTCGTAGCCCTTGACTCTTTAGCAAA